TGAAAGATGCTTTACTTCGAAATTCTTCCAAGTTTCGTGCGCCAGTATAAGACAGGCCACTACGGATACCACCATCAATATCTTTAAGGATGTCTTTAACACCACCCCTAAACGGAACGGTGGTTGAGACCCCTTCTGGGGTGGACGATTTACCTCGCCATGCAGACTGGGCTTCGGTGGAGGCCATACCTCTGTATATTTTATACCTTTTGCCTGAGTTGCTACGTAGTGTTTCACCTGGAGATTCCTCTGTGCCGGCTAGCATGGAACCAATCATAACAAAATCTGCGCCGGCAGCAAGGGCTTTAACCATGTCGCCGGTCGTCTTGATACCACCGTCAGCAATAATTTTTACATCGTAAGTAGTCTTGGCGCAATCAAAAACACTTTGAAAAGTTGGGATACCATGGCCGCTCACCAATCGTGTGGAACAGATAGAACCTCCCCCAATCCCGACTCGAATAGAATCTGCCCCCCAGCTAGCTAAATCTTCAAACGCAGACAGAGTAGCCACATTGCCAGCCATAATATGGACCCTATCTCCAAACTCCGCTTTTAGATTTTGTAGGCACGATTTCATCATCTTATGGTGGCCATGTGCCACATCAACACACAAAGTGTTGGCTCCGGATTTGACAAGTTCCTCGGCCCTTTCTGAATAGTCGCCAGTCATACCAATTGCCGCGGCCACAATATTGTTACCAGAATAAAAGCAATCATTAACCATACTAGCCTGTTGTTCGATAGTGTTATATCTATGGATGACTCCCATTCCGCCGGCAGAATTCATTGCCATGGCCATTGAGGTCTCTGTTACAGTATCCATAGGGCTAGAGATGACTGGAAGTGCCAAAGTGCTCCTAGAGTCTAATTTTGAATCCAAAACGACTTCGCTTCTAGATTCAATATCGCTAAACTTCGGCTCCAATAAAACATCGTCAAAAGAATAAGCTTTGTAGGTTTTCATTAAAAGCCTCCTACCGGCATGTCACTAAGTATATGTTTTTTGGATTGGTCAGTGCTGCCTAGAGCCCCATCTCCGCGTTTAGACATCGTAATATCTTCGTGATAAAGCTGTTCGGGTTCGGTTTCTCTAATTCTAAAGTGCACTACCGGCACCAAAATCAACTGCGCAATTTTATCGCCGGCGCAAACAACCTGTTGCTCATGCCCAACGTTGTGCAGGTCCACAAATACTTCTCCATCATATCCGCTGTCAATAATATGCGCACCTACAACCAAAGATTTCTTTACTCCCATGCTAGAGCGATTACAGACTTGTAGCATATATCCATGCGGCACACCAAATTTTAAACCAGTTGCCAACATCATGTTTCCTCCTGGCTTGATCTTGACAGCTTTAATATTCGGATCGCTCGGACAATAAAAAACGTCCAAGCCCGCGTCGCTTGGGTTAGCTCTTTCTGGAACCATAGCATCAGGCCTCTTCGTGAATTCTAAGATCATCCTCTAACTCCTTTATAATTTTATTGGCCTTATCCCAGCACTCAGGACAATAAAGCCTTACAACTTCTTCATCTTCTCTTACAACAACCTTCCAAGTCATCGCATGTTCTTTGGACTTTTTATCAAAAGGCTCCTGACATGCAGCACATTGATCTTCTAGCTTGTCAAACATCATAAGCTGGCGCTTCATTTGTTTTTCAATGTCTTTTTTGATACGTTTCGTTTTGTTGCGAAGCATCTTTCTTTTTAAACTTCCCATGTTTTACTCCAATAATCTAAAAGCATGTCTAAAGGACCTCACACTAAATCCCCAATCTCTGTTGTGATCCAGTTTAGCTGCATAAGGGCGATTTAGATATATCTGGTCATATTCGCTCACGCCCCAGCACCTAATCGTACTCATAGTTGAGGTGTCGTCAATGACTTTAATAACCCAGTAAGGCTTTCCATTTTTGGTCTTTTTGACCGTAACTTTTCTAGGAATAAACCAAGCAACACCAAGAGCTTTGTCCCAAGCTCCCAAGGCTGGTACACGGTTCTTCTCAATAGACTCTTTGATTTGTTTTGTGAGTACCAAATCAAATGGAAACAACCCAGTCAAGTCAGTCACATATTCTATCTTGTCTTCTCTTGAGAAGTCTTCCTCCGACGAAAACTTTAATATTTGTTCTTCTAGCTTCTTTTGATTCTTTGGCTTAAAAGCGATGCATGCTGCCCAAAAGTGTTTGCAACCACTAAACCTATCATCAACAATGCAGTCCATTGCTCCGGAGCGGCACAGAACGTCAAGGGCTCTCTTATTTAATTTAGCATGTATGATATTTTCATTGAAAATAATATCTTCAATCTTTTCAAAGGGCCTGTTCATCATAATTTGATCAATAGCTTTGTCGCCCAACCCCTTAATGGAGCCAAAAGGCTGAATCAGTGTCTTGCCATCATCTTTAATCTCCCACTGCCTAGTAGATGTATTAATATTGATGTTCTCGATTTCAAAACCGAACTTCTGAGCTAGGCTGATAGCAGCCTCTTTTCGGGATTCAGGCTCTTTGTCTAGAAAGGCTGCCATCCAACACTCTGGAAAGTAATTAAAAAGCCATGCACATTGGTAAGAAAGAATTGAGTAAGACACGGCATGCGACTTATTGAAACCGTAGCCAGAGAAGTATTCAAAATTTTGCCAAAGACTATCTGCTGTATCAGATGGGACTCCCTTATCCAGGCAGCCTTTGACAAATTTTTTCCTGATTACCTCTTTCTCAGCGGCGCCTTTGCCAGTCCCTTTCTTGGTCAGAAGCTTGCGAAGTTTGTTTCCCTCCTCCAAAGAAATATTGTCTCCCAGCTTGTGCGCCAAAAGAGCAATCTGTTCTTGAAAAATAAGAAATCCGTAAGTTTCCTTGGTTACTTCTTCCACTACATCGTTGACATAGCTAGCGCTCTTGTTTTTCTTAGCCTTAATATAGGCCTTGTCAACATTAGCACCTAGAGGCCCGGGCCGATAAATAGAAGTAATAGCAGAAATATCAATAATATCATTGGGCTTTGAGTTCATACTTAGACGTTGCGCGCCACTATTTGTGAATTGAAAAATACCTGCAAACCTTCCTTTATGAAAGATATTACGATACACTTTTTTATCATTCAAATCCAACACATCAGGATGAAGAGTGTTGTCATAATAATTCTTGATATCATTAAAAGTAGGATTCTCGACTCCGTGATAGCGCCTCAAGATATGCCCTACAGCTGACTGGATCATTTCAAGCGTCGATAAGCCCAGCAGATCAAACTTAATATATCCAAGTGGCTCTAAATGGCGTACATTTTGGCCCTCGGACCATGGAGTTTGTACTACTCCTCCAGAACAAATTAGTGGCATATGTCTGTCCAGGTCCTCCCCAATCACAACACCGCCGGCATGGCGACTCGTAGAACGCACTTGACCCACAAGAGCCTCAACGTGAGTCTTGATATGTGGATAGGTATCTAAGAAATTGATCAAAGATTCCGAATATTTCATCACCTCCTCGAAAGTAGGAATGTAGAGCCCAGCTGTAATACCATGATCAGCTTTCGCTTTTGGCGTTGCCTCCTTAACCATACGGCTAGTCACTGCGTTGACTTCTACAAATGGCACACCGTAGAACTTTCCAATGTCCTTAATCAAAGAACGAAGTTGCAAAGTGTTATAGTTAGAAATTGGTACGACAGTAGTTTCGCCCCATTCTTCAGCTAAGATTTCTTTAAGCCCAAACGCATCACTCACATCATAATCAATATCTGGATAATCAGTGGCGTCTGATCTCAAAAAGCGGCTAAATAGCAGCCCATACTTAATTGGATCGACCTGAGTAATGCCAAGCACATAGGAGACTAAAGACCCCGCAGCGGATCCTCGCCCTGGGCCTGAGAGCATGTGTTGGTTAGCCATGTCTGCAATAGCCTTCATGGTCAGGAAATACTTACTAAAGCCTCTCTCATTAATCACAGTTAGCTCGTGTTTCAATCTTTCAACATATTCATTGTTTTGCTGCAAACCCATCTTCCTAAGGCCGGCGATGGATTCCTTAATCAATGTCTCTTCGGCGCTAGCGCCTTCGGGCACTACGAATCCAGGCAGGCGCACAGTATCATCTGGCATGAAGTCTTCGACTAGATTGTGCGCAATCCAGTGAGTCTTGACAATAGAATCATAAATAACATCATCATCATATTCCATGCTGCATTCATCTGAATATTTCTTGTAAGACTCCCACATCTGGTCGCCATTCTTCGGATATAATTCCATACCCATTTCGTCAACGTCGACAGGCAATTCACTCTCAAGCCACTCAGGCTTATTACTTTTGCCGAGCCAGCCAAGCCTCTTATACAACTCGCGATCTTTGAATGATTCAGGAGTTGGGTAGTGGCTATCTGCAGTCGAGATCAATTCAATTCCGAACTCCTCATGCATTTTGATAACATACTTGTTAAGTTCGTGTTGGGCCGGTACATTATTCCATTGAAGCTCGCCAAACCACCTATTGCCTAGGGCATCGCGCATGCGCCTAGTAGTCGTACGCATCGCTTCCAAAACAGCCTCAGGGCCTTCGTCCCTGTTCTCCCAATAATCGCCGGCGTATACACCGCCCAAGCATGCAGAAGAGGCCATAACGCCTTCGCCGTATTTCTTAAGCAGGTTATAATCTAAACGTGGGTAGCGATAAAAATTGTCGCCTTGGTGTGAGTCAGAAACAATCTTGTAAATGTTGTTCAAGCCTGTCTGGTTGAGAGCAATCAGAACCAAATGACGCCTAGTATTAATCTTGTTTTTAGCTTTGCTCTTTGAGGCTGCTTCGTCTTCAGTAGACACTTTACTAGTATCATTAATAACTTTTCTAGCCTTCTTCTTATCTGCTTTAATCTTCTCGTATTCTTCTTTCCACTCCGTGATGGACGGAACAAAGTATGCCTCGACGCCAAAGATTGGTTTAAAATCTTTGTCTTCAGATTTCATTTTCTTGGCATGGAGTACTTGATACGACAGGCCATTCATGTTGCCATGGTCAGTGAGGGCCAGGGCGCCCATACCATTTTGGTATGCAAAATCCATATGGTCTTGTGGGTAGCCAAATCCGTCAAAGACAGAACCGGCAACACTGTGGGCATGTAAGCCTACAAATGGAATTTTAGATACAGTTCTTTCCAATTTATCCTCTCTTTTTTACAGTAACAATATAATCATATCAAAAAGAGAGTCAATCTTCAAGTTCATTATTTCTTTCAAATAAATATAGCGCCATAGATTCTAGATTCAAACTATATGGAATCTTAATAAGCGGCAACAAAGCATGAATAAAGAAGGCTGTTGAAGAAAGTGTCAGCTTGATGCTGATTTTCATTGCAAATACAAGATGATGAAAGTACGATACTTTTTTATCTCTTAGGTGTTTAAACATGTCACGTCTCCTCGTCTAGACCGATCCCATTCCACTCTGTTGCGCTAAGTATTTTTGGCTTCTTAATAGAGGGGTTCTCCGACAAAAACTTGCAATAATCAGACCAACTGTCCAGATTATAATAGTCCTCTACCATCAGCCTTTTATAACTAGAGCATTCTAACATTTCGAACACTTGTTGTAAAGTAAAGTTTTTATATGAAAACCTTTTCTCAATCGAATATCTTTCTTTTCTGGTTTCCGGATCGACCCACATTCCAGTAGACCTGGTTTTGGATTCTACGATTAGCTGCTCTATCTGATCCAAATCTAATGTCAGCCCTAGATACAAATTGTCCTTGGCTGTCTGGTCATTATAAGAAAGCATAACATGCCCAGTATTTAAATCTTTCCTCACCTCTCGAAGCAGATATGGATTTGTATATCCATACGGCCAAGATATCCAAAACTTATCTGGCGCTAGGTGAAAACTTATTTTTCGTAAAATTTTATTGGCGGTTTTTGCACCATGTATAGCAGACCAAGCTAAATTATCTCTCTTGTTTATGTCCCTGATGTTTAGTGGCACATAATATATTCTTATAGGTCTTTTAAATTCTTTCTTATTGTGTTCAAAATGCCTGTAGTTGTATACAGGATCTTGAATCATTTCGCCAACTTGATATCTAATCAGCGGAGTCACATCGTCGCTGCACACAATCCATATTGTATTGCATCCCGCATATGCGCACTCAAGCACTGAGCGCTCTACTGCTAAATAGTTTGGGCCAATTGGCATGAGGCTTTCATGCCAAGGCATGTTGAAATCTGACTTAATACCAGAGACTGGGATAATTCCTGCTAAGTGCTTCTTCATTTGTATACCGGAAAAACGTCCCTCTTCCAAAGAGACATTCTAGGATTGTCAACGCCGCGTTTCTTAAGTACATCCACAACCTTGAACCTTGTCATTGTATCACTAAAATCAAAGCTTTTTAGCTGACTATCGGTTAAAAATGACTCACACAGCAGATCTAAGTACTTCTGGTTGCCATCAATTCGCCGGGATTTAAAAAGCTTAATCTTATGGACAAATTTGTCCTCCGTTACGATCTCATCAAAGTCTAAGTTATATAGGCCTTGGCAGTCAAACCAATCAATCACACGGTAGTGAAGTATGGTGCGATTTAATGAGGCGCCTTCAACGTTTTCGTCATCATAAAGACGTAGTTCATCATACTTCACTATATAAACGTTGCTGCCTGTAAAAACCTTAAGAAGCTTTTCTTCTGGATAAACTCTCAAGTTGCTTACTTTATCGGAGAAAGGCACAAGAGCCATATCATAAAGCTGATATAACTTCTCGGCCCACTCTTCTTCAGCACCTTCATATGAATGATGGTAAGGTAATCGATTTTTAATCAAAAAGCACTTGTTGTCGTAAGCGAATCTAACAGCATCCAGATCAGCACCGATAACAACAGTTCCCCACTCATAATCAACAGCCGCATCCATCTTTGCCCTTGCAATCTGCAGCGGCTTTTCGGTCCTTCTTGATGTTTCTATGCCATTTCCTCAAGAGACGATAGTGAAGCGGCCTCTCTTTGCATCGCCCACCAACCTTCTTAGAACGAATACCCGTCACCCAAGCAGCTAGCCAAATTTTACCATCTGTCTTATATTTGCACATTCTTTTAACTTTGGGTATCTGTTTAACAATGTGTTTCATCCAGCCATTAGCTGCTTGTTCAGGATTTGTTCTATCCAGGCCTGGAAACATCTTCTCATAAATTGGCCACATTTGCAAAATCCCAATAGCCATTGGTTTTTTCTTGCTTTTACTGAATTTATGGTCGCCCTTGGCTACGGGATTATAGCCTGACTCCATACAAGCTGCAGCCAGAAGCATCCCTCGCATTTCTGGAGGAGGCTTGAAAGACTTCTCAATTTCTACCAATTGAGAGATTATCCTTTCTTTCTCCTCGGTCATTTTAGCGTAAGGGCAATTAAATAAAGCCTGATCATGTAACTCATCATAAGTTACAGCAGCGCTAATTTTATTTTGTATTGGCTTCACAAAGCCTTGTGAACTTACTTGGTGGTTCGGCGTATAGTTTGCAACTAATAATAGCCCTAATAGATATTTCATGATTTTCGCTCTGAGTAGAATCCTACTACATTATTTTCTGTTACTAAATAGTATGTTTCACCGAAAAAGGTTGCTTCTTGAATCATGTGTGTAGGCACTAACACTTTCATCCCATAATTCAATTGTGACGTGGAGTGAGGCTCCACAATTTCAACTAATTTAAAAGCACTCGTATCGATCTTGATATCTTCAGGTATTAGTACTCCTGAGTTGCTTTCGACCTCTTCTACCGGCTTAACAACTAAATATTTATTTAAAGGATATAACATCAGGGCCCAACTTTTTTTTCTAATTCTTCAAACATATCAACAAATTGGTCAATACTGTCTCCTTTTCGTAGCATCCTGTAGGCACGGACAGCTTGGCGCATTTCGTCTTTTGTTAGCCATCCATTTTGGACATAATTCTTTCGTAAGTCTCTTTTATGCTCCTTATAAGGCTCCATCTCATCTTCAATGGCTTTAAGGGCTGCGATATATTCTGAAACATACTCTTTGGTGGTCAAATCAGACATTGCTTTCTCCTTTTTTGTTAAGTCGTTTTCTACATTATAGTAACTTTTTCTACAATGTTAAACTATTTCACACGATCCACCAGAACAAGCTAACTCTCCTGTTAAATTTGTCTCGTCTTGTAACTCAACCACCTTGGTCAAGTCTAGTTCCTGAATGTCGTCTAACAGAACTTGAAACTTTTCTGGGGAACAATCCTCGAACGGAGGCTGCTTGTAGGTATGGTCGCTGAATGGCAGTACAGACAGGCCGTTATAGAAATTACGATTCTCCCACATCCACTCGCCGACGTCGATCCACTCTGCATCTCTTATAGAAACGGTCGCAGATACATTATGAGTATTTTGTCCTCTTTGGTGCCCGGGCTCCACCCACTCTTTTGTTACTTTTTTAATCCTCTTCAAGAGCTGCAAGGCGCTTTCACTTCTCACAATCGCACTATCCGGAGCTTTCTGTGGTATAGAAATAACAGCCGTGTCATGTGGTCTAAAGTACTCATCCTCAAGTAATTCAGGATGGTGAATTGCTAAATGTAGATAGATCGATTCGTTCTTGCCAACGCGCATGCGGCGGATATAATAATCATTATGCCACGCATGAATTCCGCTTGAGGTGCCTAGTGTAAGAGAGGTTGTACCAGCTGGCTTAACACAGGTTGTTCGCGCGGCGGCCTTAATTCCAATCTTTTTGGCGACCCGGCGATTTTCTTGTTTTACCACCCTAGCGGCTGAAGACATGTCCAGTTCTAATACCGCACCAGATGCAATTCCAGTCATCGAAACACCTACTAATGCATCTTTCTCAGTAGTCCTGCGCCAAACATCCCTAAGGTAATGAAAATCAGTGTATCCAGCTTGCAGAGTGCCGATAAAGGCTGCAGTTCGTGCGCGAGACTCATACTCTTCTTGCGTTTTTAAGTCAGATACATTAATCTCAGTCAAGTTACAAAACTGATACGGGCGGAGAGCTATTTCACAACACGGATTCGTTCCCCAGTCTTTATCATTTGACAAATAATAGCCCGGCTCTCCAGAGCCTGATTCTTTAACTCTCTCCCAGATATCCATGAAAAAATCATGTGTTACTAGATGACGCATTAGCACGACTGAGTTATTGGCTCTTCCTCGCTGTGGGTTTGTTTCCCACCAATTTCCTGTTTTTGCGGCAAGCATTTCTTCATCGTCTGCGGAAAAAAGCGATATAAGAGCAGCCCTGCGAATCCCCCCGGCAAGAACAGCATCAGCAATATAACAAATAATGTCGTGTACTTCGATAGGCTCAAGTTTATCTCCATTTTCTTTTTCGTCAAGAATACCCCGCACTTTTAATAAGCATTCTTTGAGCGGCTGAGGGCCGGGAGCTTTACCTCCACTTGTAACTAGTCTACTCCCTTTCGGACGGATATCAGAAAAATCAAATTTTATCCTTGAGCCTCCCTTGAAGTAAGATTGGACCAAAACTTTTATTGAATCGGCCCATCCTTCGATCGAGTCTCCGACAAGAAACCTGCGAGATCGTTTAGAATTTGGCTTCTGAATCTCTGGGAGCTTATCAACATGATGCCTTTGGACAGAAAATCCAACACCAGTGCCGCCGAGAAGGAGAAACATGCACTCAGAAAAAGAAGCGATATGATCGATAGGCATATAAGCACAGTTATATATCCTGTTAGGTGCCACTTCAATCGGCTTGCCGCCGAATTGCATGGATCGCATAGATGGTAAAACTTTTTTTTCATAGACGTAATTATATGCTTCTTCTATTTCATCCTTCAAATCAGGATACTTCTTAAGATGCATGTTCTTGTTTCTAGTCACTAGCTCATCCCACGTTTCTCTCCTCTTTAATTCCGGGATGTACCTAGAATATTTCATATGTACAATGATATCTGATAAAATTCTATTCTGTAATTCCACTAGTGACTCCTCCTGATTGTTCATTTTTTATTTTTCTTAAAATCTTATATTTTTCACTTAATGCAGACTGAAGATCTCCTGGCGTCATTGCCGGAGAAATAACAGGAGTATCAACTTTGGCTAATACTTTTATATTAACGTTACTAGTATCCATATGGATAGGAAAAACCAACCCATCTGGACCATTTCTATTTTTTGCAATAAACATCCTCCCAGAGTTTGCTGTCTTGTCCTTGATTGTTCTAGAAATTGAGCAAATAAAATCTGATACAAAACATTTGTTAAAAGCCTCTGAAATTGATTCCATAGTTACTACTTCTGCGTTTAAGCCTGTCCTATTTGTCTGTGATGCTGTCCAAATTGGACACTTATATTCCTGAGCAATAGCGCGCAGGTTCTCATAAATAGATTCTAATTCGTTACGCTTCTCTTTAAAATTTGTGGCTGGCTTGAGTAAATCAGCGTAATCTACTAGAATCATATCAATTTTATGATTTCTTTTTTTTAATTTTTCCAGATGTGTCCTTATCGTATTGGGGCTGGCTGTCTTAGTGGGGTATTCTTTAATAATCAGAGAGCCCTCCAGGTCAGCAATAGATTCTAAAACTTCTTCTTTTTGATGAAAAAGAGTACTCAAAGGTATACCACTGATACAACTATCATATCTTTGACCTGTTACGGCCTCTGAGAGTTCTAAAGTATAGTGTACAACATTTCTTCCTGCCTTTATCGCTTGGGAACCTAGATGAGCAAGAACCATTGACTTCCCGGCTCCAGTTGGAGCAATGACCACTCCAAGTTCACCCGATCCAAGCCCCTTAGACATTATAGAATCAATCTTTTCCCAGCCTGTGGAGATGGGGTTTCTCGCCTTGACTTCGTATCTTGCCTCAAAGTCTCTTAAAAAATCATGGCCAAAATTGTTGTCGGTGCCCAAACGAAGCGCTGTATCAATAACTTGCCGAACCTCATCGTATGAAGAGTTCTGAATCAGATCTACTGACTGCATTAGAGCTTCTTTTAGTTTTTGTTTTTTGCAAAAATCTAAACTAGTATCCTTAATATATTGACCGTCGTCGACACTTTTAATACAAATTCTGGCAAAATAGTCCCTTGTCTGTTTTTGTATGCTGTCGTTGACGTTTTCTAGCTCTGTTCTTAAAATCGAAGCCAGGATCTTTTTTGTAGGGTGGACTCCATATTTTCTACGGTAATCGTAGATTTTTGACGTGAACAGTCGAAGATAGTTCAATTCAAAGAATCTAGTATCTATCACCTCTTCAAGCTGATCCGCAAATGGTCGGTCTTCAAGAATCATTTGTGCTAGCGATTCTTGAAACTGCTTCCCGTATTTTGAGAAGCTAAGTTCTTTAGTCATTGTTATTCTCCGATATTAGTATTTTAGTTACAATCTAGCGATTGTCTATGGAGATTCTGTTAAAATGCTGGAATAGATCAATAAAGTTAACTTCTCCGAAGCCATCCTTCAGCATCATCTTAATAAGTTCTGTCTTGTTGAAAGAAAGATCAGGGCCTCTGATCGTATCATGGATAGTTTTCTTCGATTCTATCCCCAGGCTAGGAGCATAAAGCTGCATCAAGTGGTAATTACGACGCAAGACCTCTTCGTTGTCTAGGACTTTCTGATATGCACGAACATTGGTATCTTGTGACATCTTCTTACAATATTCAATCACATCCGAAAAATTAGCTGATTTTTCCTCTCTTAGGAAGGGAAATCTCTTGGCGATTGTTTTCATACCCAGGCCTTCAATTCCTTCGATGTTATCAGACTTATCACCCTCCATGGCCCGGGCCATGGCAAAATTAGTCGGATGAATATTGAATTTCTCTAAGATGATTTTTTGATTGAGCAACTCTTTTTGTACTGGACGATACTGTACAGTCTTATTATTCAAGAGCTGGAAAAAATCTTTATCACTAGAGACAATAAGTTTCTCGGCTTTTTCCAGCTCCTTTAATTGTGCTAAATATGCAATGATATCATCTGCCTCGGTACTCTTAAACATAAACTGGATAATAGGCACATGGTTGTAATACTCAATTAGCCTAGTTTGTTGCCAAAATTTATTTTCTATTTCTTGGCCCTCCGACATGTTTCGTACAGCGCGGTTCAGCCTAATAGGCTTACGGCCAGCTTTATAATCCTTTTTCA